ACCTGGACGCCAGCCGCCAATAACCAAGCAGGCAGCTTTGAGCTGACAACTGTCGGCTCCATCTTGGCGGGTAAGCGGGTGCGAGGCGTCAACCTAATATTCACTGACGTTGATGTCCACACCAGCAGCTACATTGGTCAGCCGTTCGTCTTCTCATTTGAGAAGGCTGGATCTGGCTGCGGCTTGATTGGACCCCAGGCAGTGGCGGCTATTGATACAGCAGCCATCTGGATGTCACGTTCAGGTTTCTGGATTTACGACGGTTACGTCAAGCCACTACCTTCTGACGTTGGCGACTATGTGTTCAGCAATATCAACTTGGAGCAGGCCAGCAAGGTTTACGCTGTCCACAACTCCAAGTTCGGTGAGATATGGTGGTTCTACACCAGCAGCGCCAGCATCGAGAATGACTCCTACGTCATCTATAACTACCGCGAAAACCATTGGTCCATAGGCACCTTGGCGCGTCTGGCTGGGGTTGACAAGGGCGTCTTCAACAACCCGTTGATGGTCAGTGCTGACGGTTACATCTACGAGCATGAGGTGGGCTTTGCCTATGACTCACAGACAATTTACGCTGAGTCAGGTCCGGTGGAGATTGGCAATGGCGAGCAGATCATGCAGGTTCGCAAGGTGATACCGGACGAATCCAACCTTGGGGATGTCAACATCAGTTTCAGCAGCCGTTTCTATCCAACCGACACAGAGACAACCTACGGTCCATTCACCAGCGCCAACCCAACAGACGCACGGTTTAGTGGACGCCAAGTCAAGATGAAGGTGACAGCCGATACTTTGAGTGATTGGCGGGTGGGGGTTATGCGACTAGATGCAGTGCCAGCCGGGAAACGCTGATGTCTCTCAACGTACCGCACCCACCTCAAGTCTATACGCCAGTGATGGAGGCACAGCGTAATTTCCTGCTGGAGAACGCTGACCGACTGAATCGAAAGACTAACGCTGACGTTGAGATTAGCAGCAGTAAGCTGATACTGACCTCACCAAATGGCACTAGGTACAGTGTGGTGGTGAGTAACGCAGGAGCGTTATCGGCAACGGCACTATGACAGATATTGAGAGATTGAGGCCAGAGATTGAAAAAGCCTTAAAATATTCGTTGAACACTCACACATTTGAGGATGTCGTTGAGCTGGTCCAGCAAGCCAAGATGCAATTCTGGCCTGGACGGAATTCGGTGGTGGTTACGGAGATTGTTCTCCACCCACAGCAAAAATGCCTAAACTATTTTCTAGCAGCAGGCGTGATGGAAGAACTAGAACTGATGTCACCAATGATCGAGGCTTGGGGTAAGAGCCTTGGATGCACTCGCGTCACTTTAGCTGGACGCAAGGGATGGCAGAAGACTTTTCTGGCGAAGACAGGTTACACACCACAGTGGTGGATTATGAGCAAGGAGTTATAGCATGGCTGATATGTCAATCCAGAGCGCCTACGAGCGAGTCTTAGGCCGCACACCAAGTGCTGACGAAGTTGCCTACTGGCAGTCTACGTTTGGTAACAGCGTGGACCCTGTTGAACTGTCAACCTTCAGCGTAGCGGCTCAACCTGAACTCGCAGCGGCAGCACCAACGAATACAGCCGTGCGGGATATGTACCAGCAAGTTCTGGGCAGAGCGCCTGACGCCTCTGGCTTGCAATACTTTGCGGAGCGTTTCGGTACGTCCATTGACCCCACTGAGTTGGGTATTTTCCAGAGCATGGCGGCTGAAGAAGTTGCTGCCAATGCAGCTAGAAATGCAGCACAGCAATTAGCTGCACAACAGGCGGCAGCAGCAGCTAACACTACCACTACAACTGCTGCTGGAACTGGAGCCACTACAACTGCTGCTACTGGAATGTCCATTGCAGACGCCTACCAACGGGTCTTGGGACGAGCACCATCTGCTTCTGAAATTGCTTACTGGACATCTCAGTTTGGGTCTGACGTTGACCCTACTGAGTTGTCCACATTCAGTGTGGCGGCTCAACCTGAACGAGCTGCTGCGCCAACAACGAATGATGCTATTCGGCAGATGTACCTATCAGTCTTGGGGCGTGAACCTGATGCATCAGGGCTTCAATACTTTGCTGACCGTTTTGGCACTGACGTTGACGCCTCTGAACTTGGCATATTCAAGGGGATGGCAACGCAGGAAATCAACGCCAATGCAGCCAGGAACGCTGGTACTACGACAGGTACTACGACTCGCACTGGTACTGTCCAGCCCATCACCAGGCCAACAACGCCAAGGCAAGTGACAGGCACCCAGCTTGCACCAGCGCAGGTGACCAACACAGCCATTACGGGTACGCCTTTTCGCAACATCTACACGCCAGCCACAACTCAGCAGAACGCGCCTACGCTGGCGCAAATCAACGCTGCATCTCAGTCGGCTAACCCGTACCAGTCCCTGATGGCGCTGACGCCTCAACGCACACTGTCACCAGCGTATGCAGCCCAAGCTGGGCAGACAGCCGCCAACACCAACCTTGGTGGCTTCAACCCAGCCGTTTACAAACCACCAGCGGCAACGACAACAACAGGAGGTGGCCTGTTAACCACTGCGGAGTCACCGGCTGGTGGAGAGAATACGTCAACTGGCACTGGTATGGCAGGGATTAACAACCAAGCAGCTTTGTCAGCAGCCCTATCCAATCTTGGGTTTGAAGGTTTAGGACAAACACTAGCAACAAGTGTCGGAAATCAACTTGGTAGTTTGACAATGGCTGACATTTTGGGCGGGAACATTGCTGGTGTTAATACTGGTGGTTTTCCGGAAGGGTATATTGACCCAGGTGCCTACGAAGGCGGTCTTGGGTCTTCAGCGGGTATGGGTGGACTTACCGGACCTAATTATTCAGATTATGGTGGCATGGCTGGCGAAACTGGCGGCGAATGGGGTTTTGGTGGAGAGTATGCCAAGGGCGGCATGGTCAAAATGAAACCCCAGATGAACAACCCACCTGGGCCAGACGATGGTTACGCAGCACTGGAAAATGGCGAGTACGTCATCCGCAAGAAGGCGGTGCAGAAGTATGGCGCGAACATTTTCGAACAAATTAACGCAGGCAAGATTCCAGCCAAGCGTTTGAAATCTCTGTTGGAGTAACACCATGAGCAAAAGCGGCGGAAGCCAGACAGTCACCACACAAATTGATCCCACAATTAAAGCTGCCTACCTGCAGAACTTGCAGCAGGCGCAGGGCGTAGCCTCGGCGTTACCTGTCAGGGAGTTTGCTGACTTCAACCCCATCTATCGGGCTGGTGAGCAGCAGATGGTGAACACTGGTTTGGCGGGTCAAGGTCTTGGAACCACCAACCTTGCAGCCGAGTACGCCAACCAAGCGGCTCAGTTCAACCCTTACTACACAGGCGGCGTCAACGCTGGTCTGTCCAACCAGATTGGTGCTGTTGGCTACACACCCACTGATGTCACTGCTGCTCAGAGCAACATGGGCAATATCGGGCAGTACATGAACCCGTACACCAATCAAGTCATCACCAACAACCTGAGTGACATTGAGGCCGCACGGCAAGCAGCCGTACAACAGATGGGTGAGGCTGCGACTAGGGCTAAAGCCTATGGCGGTACACGCCAAGGAGTTGCGGAAGCAGCTACCAACCGAGCCTATGCTGACAAGGCGGCTCAGATGTCCGCACAGCTACGCCAGCAAGGGTTTGACACCAGCGCCAACCTGATGCAGCAAGACTTGGCACGACAGCAGCAGGCTAACCTCCAAACAGCAGCACAAGGTACTGGTGCGGCTCAGTATGGTGCTGGTGCCATCAACGCTGCGATGGGCGGTAATGCAGCAGCGCAGAATGCTATGGCTCAGTTCAACGCTCAGTTGGCCCAGCAGTCTGACCTAGCTAACCAACAGGCTTACGCTGCCGCCAATGCACAGCGTCTTGGTGCTGCTGGACAGCTAGGCGCACTTGGAGCGCAGCAGCAGAGCCTTGGTCTTGGTGGCGCACAGGCCGTCATGGGCGTAGGGTCAGCGCAACAGCAAATGACCCAGCAGCAGTTGGATGCACTGCGCGGTATTGGATTAGAGAAGCTGGGCATTACTCAGCAGGCAATGTCCACTGCTTTGCCTAATGCTGGCGGTAGCCAAACAACACCGACCACCAGGAATGCATTGTCCAGCGCACTGGGTGGTGCTGGATACGGTTATACGCTTGGTGCTTTACCAGGCATGACTGCAATTGGTGGTCCTGCTGGTGCTGCAATTGGTGGTCTTCTTGGTTTGTTGGGGGGATAAATCATGGCTGACTTTAATTTAGAAGGACTGCTTGGCAGCGCCTTTGGCGGTGGTGGTGGAAACTACCTTGACGAGTACCTGACGCCAGAGCAACGTGCTGCTATGCAGCGCAATGCAATGCTGGCAGCGTCAGCAGCATTGCTGAAGGCTGGTGGCGAAAGCACCCGGCGCATTGGCATTGGTGAGGCTATAGGTGGCGCGTTTGAGGCAGGCCAAGCCGGGTACGAGAAAGCGCAGACGGGTGCCTTGACGCAGATGGCTCTAAAGCAGAAGATGGATGAGGCAAAGAAGGCAGCAGAGTTGAGAAAAATGATTTCAGGTGTATTTGCACCTCAAGCAGCAGCGCCAATGCCAGGCGTAGCGCCAGCACCAATGCCAGAAGTTGACACAGGCGTACCCCCACTACCGACAAGTGCTGGTACAGCGATGCCGCCAGCGCAAGGTATGGCAAGACCGAT